TAATTTATCAACCTCTTTCAAGGTCTTTTTTAAACTTTGTTGTTTACAGAAATTAAGTGCTGTGTCTTTTACAAATGTGGGGGTATGTACCGTCTCCGTTAGACCCTCAATAGCATCTAAAGTGTCAATATGTATTTTACTCGTATTGGGGTTTGCAAGGGAACTTTCGGTTATCTTTTGTCGAATCGTTTCATAGTCAGGTACTCTTGAATTGTAAGAAGTGAATAATTCTTTCATATTCTGTACAATATACTTAAATGTAATATTGTCAAAATACTTACTATCCAAAACCTCGAGGATTTGTTCCCCGTATTTTTTGTCTTCGATTATAGATTTTATTAGTGTTTGTTGGAACTGAAATCCCAACTCTCCGAAATTCTTTTCTTGCATGTCTCTCAATTTTTTTTATTTTACTTTAATAGGTCGTATGACATGTAACTTGTGACCACATCGTCATATGATAAGGTATCAGTTAAATTGTTTAAAATTCTTCTGAGTTTTGGTCTAATGTCAACCGAGTACCTTACTTTAGGTGGGAAGACATGTGCCGGGAATATCCTTTGAATAAATACTGCGTCATTCAACTTAAGTTCAAGTAAAAAGTACTCTTCTTCCTCAACTTCATTGGTTGTTCCAGACTCTAAAACGGGATAATAGTTTTGATTACTGTTAAGAAAATCCAATGTTTTTTCTTTCAAATCGTTAGATATTTCTTCACAAATATTTGACATATCTACAGTAATGTCTAAAGATCTTTTTGCGTTATGGTTAAAATCCTTCACATTGAAGAATCTTTGACAAATTATGTTACCGCTAAGTGATAACAAAAATTCTACTTTAGTTGAGTCGTTATTAGTCATGATTTTTAATTTTTATAATTCTTTTATTTTTTTCTTTACGTGTTAATCGTAAAAAAGGGTTGAGGAACTTTACCCACGCGTCATCTGATTTTGGGAGAACAGTAAACATTCCATCTTCCATCATCATCTTCATCGTGTTTTTATAGGATCTTCCATCAGGATCCAAATTTTCATGGATAAGGTCGGTGATTGTTTCTTGAGCGTCAACTGTAAGAAACGGTTGGTCTAAACTAACGATGCTTTCGTTAAGGGTAAAAAATTCCTCTCCGTACACACCATATTTTGTAACCCCAGTCAAGAGGTTGTTAATTGTCTTGTTATTCTTATCTTCCTCAAATAATTCATTTGACCGTTCAATAATTTGATTTAAAGTAACGGGTCTCGTTATTAGTTCGGGGAAAAGTTTCAACATCTTCTTTATCCCTAAATTATATATTCCCGTAATATTGTCCGATCGATCACCACATATCATTTTAACGATTTTAACGTTCTGTATGTGTAGATCTTGGTGTTCGTATAGTATTATATCATTTTGACTATAAAGTTTCCTGTGTGATGGGTTATATATCCTTGTAGTGTCGGATACTAATTGTGCTAAATCCCCATCGGAGGAATAAATAATTGTGTTCTCAGTACTTTTTTGTGCGTACTCAGCAATACAATCGTCAGCTTCGCAAAATTCAAACTCACCTTGTCTAACATAAAGTTCTTCAAGATACTGTTGGATTCTTCTTCTCTGTTTTGTGTAGGATTCTTTTTCATTGTCGGAACGAATTCTCTGTCTTCGATTTTCCTTATAACGTGAATACATCTTTTTACGTGTAGCAGCACCATCTTCACCGTCCCAAAAGACCACTATCTTATCGAGTTTATAAAGTTCGAAAGATTTTCTTAATGTGTTTATGAAATGATATAACCCACCAATGTGATCACCCTTATAGAAGTAATTTTTTACTCCATAAAATCCGATTGTAAGTAAGTTATCTCCGTCTACTAATAATACTGACATTTATCACCTGTTATAAGGTTCAACATTCTATTCGCTTTCTTCTTTAATATCAAAGTCACCTTCAATACCAAGTTGAGTTTTCCAAAATTCTGAGTGTTCGGATTTGTAAGCCTCTAACGACTTTTTCTCTTCAGCAGCATCTTTTCCTGAGAGGAAACCATGTGCGGTTAGTATAATTTTACCATCCTCATATCCAAGACCATTTACATGGTTTTTCATAATTGAAACCTTAGACCTTGTGGCAAACTTTACTTTTCTCTTATCTTTAACAGCTGAGATTGGGTTAGTACCCGAATTTTTCTGATTACCAAATCTAAAGACTAACGTGGAGTTTAACCAAATTGATTCACCACCTTTTGCTTTAATTTTAGGTTGACTAAACGGATTATCAGGTAACTCAACCCACGGTTGGTTTACAATAACAAGTGTATTCGTATAAGGAGAATCCACACGTCTTGAACCTGAAACTCTTTGATTTAGTCCCATACCAATTTTATCCGCTAACGTAGAAGCATTATGTTGCTTTCCACCTTTACCATCAAAAGTCATTTTACATGGTACTGAACCAACAGAATCCCATAAGAAAAGTAAATCATATTCTAACTCACCACTTTTCTGTGCGTCCAATAATTCATTAATATAGTCCGTAATCTGTTCAATATATTGAAACTCATTGTTAAATAAGAAAAATCCATCATATTCAATTTCTCCCGTCTCCTCATCAACAATTTCCTCAATTTCCATACCCATTAACCTTGCATGTGGAAAATCCCATTTCTGCTCTGTAATAATAAAAACAGGTAATATACCTTTCTTTTGTGCATCAACAGCGGTTTTTACAAGTGCGGTTGTTTTACCTGTATCTGTGTGACCTAAGAACATATTAATGTGTCCCATAGCCGGTCCTGGTAAACCTGTAGCGTCTAAAAAAGCACTACCTAAATCAAAAAATCTATCAGCCTTAAATTTAGCTTGTTTGGAGAACTTTGATTTGATACTTTTAAAGTCTTTTTTCTTTATTGCCATGTTTTTTTTATAAAAGGGTCCCCAACCTCGGGGCCGACAAAGGTCGGTTTCGTGCTCCACCAGATGTTTCCATCAAAATCTTTTTGAGGTGGGGACCCATAGGTTAATTAGTTAAAATGGTAAATCGTCATTTGCGTCATCTTCACTTTGTGGATCAGCAACTACGGCCGTTGGATTTGAAAATTCAACAGTGGTTGGTTCATTTGTTCCCACAAATTTCTTTTGGTCAGAGTCCCATCTTGGTACTTCACCTAAAGCAACTAACTCTAAGTACTCAACGGGTTTTTTAGCATAAACATCCTCCCATGTTTGTGTGTCGTTTGCCCATTCGTTTGATTGTTCAGGGTCAGTAGATAATGGTCCCACATCTTCATACATTACAGAACTAATAGTTGTGTACTCACGACCATTAGGTGCTTTGTTTAATGAAAGTGATAAAATTAAATCTCTACCTTCCGTTGGATTGGTGATATCACCTTTGTTCTTGAAGATTGGAATGATCTTATCTAAGTTTCCTTCTTGTTTGTAGTTGTGTTTAAATCTCCAAAACTTTACCCCGTCTTCTTCGTTATCTCTATCGATAACTTTAACGATGTAAAATTTTCTTGCATTGTAACTTCTTGCGGTTTTTTTGTCCTCCTCAAGTCCTGTTGCAAGTAAACTATCTCTCACTTCATTTAATGGTGATTTTTCACCTACTTGTGATGGGTCATATATTTTCATCCATGTATCGTTAACTTGGATTTCGTGGAACTTTACTTCTACGAATGGTGACCCTCCATCTGTTGAAGGTAGGATACGAATTCTTTTTTCACCATTTCTCGTTCCTTTTGGAAGGATGGTTGTGAAGTACCTTTTAAGTCTTTCTTCACTTGAAATTCTGTCTCCGCCAGCGGATGGATTGTTGTTCTTTTGATACTGATTGAGTATCGCGTCGATTGTGCTCATAATTTTAAATATTTATTTGTTTATAATAAAATATACACAAAAAAAGTCCAAAGGTCAACCCCATGGACTTTAATATTTAAAATATCTTGAATTTAATTATAACTACCTTAAGGTAAGGAGATATGAAAGTATGTTTATTATAACTAACATTTCATCTCGTATACTTAAAAGGTCCACGTCTTTTGGGTTAATGTCCATTTCTTGGAAACTAATCCTTACAGTTTTAATCATACCTAACATATCAATGTCCGATAAATTCTGTATACTTAAACTTCTTTCTTCATCACCCAGTATGAATCTACCATGAATACCCATACATGTTTCAACGTATGTATCAATAAGACCACCTAATGTTTCATAAGCGTCGCCCAACGCAAGATGCTTTGCGTGACTCTTAGTTTGCCAATGGAGTACCCTAAGTTGTGATTGTAACTCCAATAAAAATCTAACGTCTGAACTTAAACTCATTGTCTATCCCTGTGCTGGTTCCTCATCATCTCCAAATGAAGCTCTCATTTCACCTGAATTTATATCTTCTAAATCAGATTTAGTAATGATGTATTCATTTTTACCACTTTTCTTCATCTCTATTTGTTTCTGAGAGAAAAAATCTGATGGACTTTGACTAAATGGGTACGAATCTAAGGATCTCATCTCAAGTCTTTCTTGTTGTGTTGGTTCCTTCATCTGAACAACTTTACTCTCAAGTCCGTCAATCTTTGCCATTACAACATCCATTTGAGACAGTTTAGCCTCTAAGTCGTCTAACTTACTAAATAGATCTCCCATTTTTCCAATAACTTGATCGTTGTTGGATTTACTTGAATCTAAATCGTTTTTAATGTTTTGAGTCATATTAACCAAATCGGTTATGTCAATTTCTTCCGTATCAAAATCACCCTCAGGTTCTTCAGCTGGAATATCATCAATAGGTGCATCACCTATAGGTTCATCTAACGACGGTTCGTCAACAATTGGTTCATCAACAATTGGTTCATCTCCTGTTGGTAAGTCCGTTGGATCAACTTCTTCTTGTTCGTTAATAATTTTTTTACCATAATTATTAATACTATGGTGTCTATTTAACTCTTCTTGTAATTTTTTTTCTAAACTCATGGTTAGTCGCTTAATAGTTGTCTACCATCATCGGTAAGGTATTTTTTATTGATTCTTTCAACAAGACCATCTTTAGATCGTATGGTATGACACACACCCGTGTTCATATCACAAACTTCCTGTTCTGTTCCATCTTCACTAAGATCTGTAACTTTCTTATTAGATAAGAAACTTTCAATTGCGGAACCTACTTTTATATTGTCCATATTTTTGTCGTTTTATTATAAATATCCACTTATTACTAATTCTCCAACATTAGGTGATAGAAAAGTAAACGACATCCCCTTTACTTAGTTTTAAGTCCTTCATTAATATTTTAGACATCGTTATTCCATACTCACCTCGACTACCCGAATCAATTGGACCCTCAATGAAACGATGTCCATTACCAACATTAGTATCGGTCACTGAAAAATGAGGTATTTCTTTACGTAAGTTATTATTTGGGTTATAGAATGTTGTTGTTTTTTCTCCGAAAAGTGGACTACTATCTTTTAACACACCCATATTAAAGGGTGCGGTATAGAAGTATTTGGCGTTTGTACTTCCTTTAATCTCTGACCATTTCATTGTACTCGGATTAAATGTTATTTTTTTTGCAAAGTTGACCAAACTTAAATCATTATTATCGTTCAAATGAGACTCAATGTGATCAACACGAGCCCTTAACCACTGATTGTGATTTGCCGTGTAGTTACCAGTATATTTTACATATTGTATTGTGGTGTTGTCGTCTTTCCCATTAAATGGAATACCATATTTACTATACCCAACCTCACCGATTATTTCCTCACCCTTAATCGGTGATTGATAATCCGTACTGAATGTGCCGTCCTTAGTGGTTATGGTGTATAGTTTACCCGCAGCATTAGCAATTAACTCATCATTTTTTTGTTTTGCAATTGCTTGTTTAAGAATCTTATCAAATAGAACTCTATATGTCGCTATAAATGAATCTTTGGGGTTTGGTAATGAATCCTTCGGCATTCTCACACCCTTAAAGGTTGTGGACATAGTATTGTTTGCAATTGAATGTGACACTTCCACAATCCAATATGCCCCTGAAAATAGAGGTACGTTCTTCAGTTGGAAATACATCGTCGGTTGTATCATTGCGTTACCCATTGCAGTTACCGTACAACTATATGATCTTGTTCTATATATGTCCCATAGACTCGTATCCACTTGCAAAACACCCGACCCCGATTCTGACCTTGCGAGCCTTTCCATTGCTAAATTAGATTCGTATGTGTTTTTAAATTGTTTCTGATCTAAGGATATTCCCTTAAACATTTGTTGGTTTTGATCACCAAAACTAACTTCAAACGCAACTACCTTGTTTGACTTAGCCAAATTTGTATTTAAAAAGTAGTTAGGATCCGTAATAAGAATTGGATTTTCGTTTACATTTTCTAAATCAACCCCATCATCTTTAAACATATATTTGTCATTGATGTCTGAGAGATTTAAATGTTTTGATCCTCCCGAAACATATTGTAAGATTGCCTTTGGTGTTGAGTACTCCGTGTCCACCTCTAAAAATTTACCAAACATTACCGACGCAATTGTGTCGGAAGGTTTAACTCTCGTTCTTCTATTTTCATTTGCATAAAAGTTAATATATGCGGGTAAGACCCTCATATCAATACCTGTTTGTGCAATTAAAATTCCGATTGTACTATAAAGATCAATGTTGGCATTCCTTCCATCCCCGAGTTGGATTAGTTTCTTTAAATCTATAAATAATTCATCACCAATATCTTTATTGGCCTTATCTAAAAACATGAACTCTTCCATTAGGAGTCTTTGTCCCATGGAATTACCTGAAATCCACTTATCGTTTAAACTTTTTATGTCGTTATATAATTCTAACTTAATTGTTACGTCTTCATTATAACCTTTGATTATACCTAAATTGTTATTCTTGTCCTTATTTCTTTGTAATGTTTGTAATTTTCGATATATCTGAGTTAAAAGTAAACTTTGTCTACTAAGATGTGGACCGATTATCGAAGTTGATAGATATTCTCCAAACGCAGTTTTAGTTGTAACACCTCCCGATTTTTTATATCCTCCATATATCTGAACTAACGGTCTAAATGCAAAAATATTTTCCTCACTAAGTTCAATATTACTAATACTAAAAAATTCTAAATAACTCCCGTCAATGTCTTCTCCAATATATAAATCAATGTATTTTGAATTTGCGGACACTTGTGACACATTATATGCACCAAACGACAATTCTCTACCATTTAAACCGGAGTACCCATTTAATATGTGAGAGTTTAACTCTTTTGGGTTTGCAATTGTTAGTGATAACATATTCTTTGTTGTAAGAATGTTTTGTGTGATTTTCTTTTGGTTTTCTTCCTGTCTTAAACTAATTGTATTTATAATTGATCCATTATTAAGAACATCACCATCTTTTTTCTCGACAGTCACAATTTCTTTTAGGAGGTCTTGAAACTTAGAATAATAAACAGTTTCGTATTTTTTGTATTCGGAATATGTATCAACCACCTCACTTGAAAAATCTAAAAATGCTTCCTCAAACGAGGTTAAGATATCAGGACTAAATGTCCCAATTAAATCAATAACCTTTTTGTTATTAGTTGACATACCCCCAAAATAATCCATTGGTGTTGGTAATGTTTTACCTGTGACAACAAATTCACTACTTTGATTATCCACCCAATTCACCCTGAAATTAAATTGTTCTGAGTCATTAAAATCTAAATAAAGATCTCTTGGTTTGTTAGTTCCTGTTGATGGTAGGATTGTTAATCTAAGATCTGTAGAAGTGAAACGACTATTATCCACAAACGAATTATAGTACTTTCCTTTAGTTGTCTCAAAACGGTTTATATAAATAACGTCGTTAGTTACCGCACTATCAAATGCTGTTGGTGTTGTAACGGTTACATCATAATATAAATAACCATTTACCACTTGGTGGTAAATTGCAGAATAATATGGGTGTATACCCATA